CGATGACTGTGTAGGCACCCCCGTCATAGAAGCTCATGTAGTGGGCGAAGCAGCGTAGCTCCAGACCAGACGCATCCCAGCCTAAGAGGGACCAGCCATCTGGGGCATACATCAGTTCCCTGAAGTCCTTCCCGAATGGAACATTGGTTGCTGGTAACTGGGCCATGTTAGGCTTCATGTGAGTGCAGCGTCGTGTGACTGCACCGTTGGTCATGACCTGCCCGTGGATACTCCCAGACTTGCCAGACGGTATGAGACCATTACCTCCCTTGCCTTCGAGCATCCCTAGACGCTTATCCAGCAGGAAGTATTCAGCCAGTAGTTTGGCCTCAGGGAACTTCAGCTTCTTCAGAACCTTCTCGTCGATCTGAGGAATACCTGTCTCGGTAAACTCCGTAGGCTTCCACCCGTACTTATGCTTGAGCCATCTTGCGATATGCTGACGACTGCCGGGGTTGAAGAGTGCCTCTTTCCTCCGTGTTATAGGGACGCCCTTAACGTACCCCAGTGTCTTGTTGTTGACCTTAGGGATGAACTCAGTGACGTCCTCTAACGGAGGGAAAGCCTCCGCCAGTAGGATACCAAGCTCAGTCCACCGACGCATCAGCTTGTGTTGTAGGACCACGGCCCTCTGCATGTGGAAGGGGAAACCATTGCGCTCCATCTCAGCGAGGACGATTGCGAAGTCATGTTCAATCGTCACAGCCTTAGGGGCGTATGCCATCTTCTTGCTTCGGCATAGATTGAGGAGGGCCAGACCAGCCACACAGTCTTGGTCACAGTAGACCTGCATCGCAGGGTTCCATGTCCCCCAGACGTAGGCGCTGTACTCAGCTGCGGTGGGCTTTGGCAGGCCTTGTTCAATGTGCATCTCTGCCAGCTCTGCCCTGCGGTCGTCGGAGTAGTCGCCCTTCCACTCACCGAGCCTGTAGCCCCAAGCCTTAAGGCCATGACTGCCAATGAGCTGGCCGGGGAAACGCACCTTGATCAGTGCAGCCTCCCACTCGTCTCGTGTGCCGACCCATGGCATCATGCGTTCAGACTTGATCTTCATCTTCATGCTGTTGCGGAGTTTGAAGTCGTTAGTCTTGATGTCTGGCCAGATGAGGCGGGAGAGGATCAGGGTGTCGATCACTTGATCCCGTCGTGGCTGGAACCAAGGCTTGAGCTTCTGGATCGCAGGGATGTCGAACTTGATCCCGTTGTGGAAGGTCATCGTGTCAGCTGTCAGGAGGAGCCGTAGACCTTCGTCGATGGAGAGAACTTGAATGCCTTCAGGGTGGACAAACGGGTGATCCGTACAGGACCACTGCTCCCCGGTCTCAACGTCTATGAGACACAGGGAGTGGATGGTTGTCATTTCGTCCAGAAGACCGTCACTCTCGATGTCAGCAACTAATTCCATAGCTGCCTCCTTTCAGGGTGCGGGTGATGTCAGGGGGATGGTTCAGTAGAAGTCCGCACGGCGGTGGTTGGCTTCACCGTGGGTCTCGCCGGGGAGGGTGAAACGGTCGAGCTTCAGCAGGTCTTCGAGGGAGGCCGACGTGGTCAGGTGAGACTTCTCTTCAATGGTCCGCATGAACTGGCCCGCTGCTATGATGCGCCGGGACCACTTGATGTGGAAGTCGATCATCCGAGCACCCCCACGAGAGGCCTGTATTTCTGCTGGCGACCACGATGGGGCGTGCCGTGGGAGAGTAGTCATCAGTGCCACGCTGTAGCCTTCACCACGCATACTGTCGGTCACCTTGAGGGTGCCAAGCAGTCGCTCTTCGTTCTTGCTGTCGTATACTTCGATGTTGGCCATGGTATGTACCACCTTGCATTGTTGAGATTAAAAGGGGTTGTCGTCAACACCACTCCACTCCTTCGCATAGAGACGCCCAGCTTCGTGGTCGTACCCCATCGGGAATGTCTTGCCAGTTGACTGCCCAGTGACGCGGTCCTTGAGACAGCGCAGGATTGTCGTTGTACGTTCTTCTTCATCCTCAGCCTGTTGATTTCTCTCCAGTCCGAACATGTGGTGACACCAGTAGCCAATAGCTCTGCTGCCCTTGAAGTGGCGGATCATAACGCGACCACCCTCTTCATGAGGTTTCCCGTCAGGTGTCGCTAGGTGGCTGATGATCAGGATGTAGATGTCCAGCTCCTTCACTAGACCACCTAAGCGGGCCATGATTTCCTCAAGAGCTTTACGTTCGTCCATCTCAGCCGCTGCTAGTGCAGTCAGGTGATCAAGATAGAACACACGGACGTCCTCACTGTGGTAGAGGAACCTGATGAAGTCTTCGATCTTGTCGTAGTTGGCAGAACCGAAGTGATCATACAGGTTGATCCGGTTGTTCTTCTCCAGATTATCCAAGCCAGTCGATAGCTCTTCACTGGTCCAGTTGTTGGTCTCAGGATCAGAGGGGATGTGGAACTTGCGGCCCACGTTCTTGCCTGCCAGACGACGTCCGGTTTCTTCAGGCTGCTGCTCCAACATGATCACGCCAACCGCGAGGTCGAGCACAGTCACGTCGTAGTCAATCTGCTGTGTGATGAAGTCAGTCTTACCTACACCAGTGCCTGCGCCGAGAGCATCAAGCTCCCCGAAGTGGCGACCATAGGTGGCGTCAGTGAGACCTGAGTGCCACCATGGCATCCCCTTAACAGGATCAGTCATGATGCGTTCACGTAGGCTGTGGAGCTTCACGAGGTTGTCTGGTGAATACTCCTTGGCACTGAAGATCGCGTCGATGATCTCAGCACCACGACCAGCCATGAGCAGAGCGTTAGGGTCTTTCATGTCGAGGCTTGCGATCTTGCACTTGCCATGACGGAACAGACGGGCGCACTCCTTGGATGCTTCCATGCCATCCTCGTCCATGTCAAACATGAGGATCACTTCGTCGGCCTTCTCACACCACGCCAGTTGCTCCGCGATGTCCTTCTTGGCACCACCCGCACCGCGCTTGACGGATACGATGGACCAGCGGTTCTTTGTGCCAGCCACTTGGTAGACTGACATGGCGTCAATCTCGCCCTCTGTGATGATCAGCTTGGAGGAGCCATCACGCATCGCCTGTTGACCGAAGAGGCCTGAGGCTTTCTGGTCCCCGACCCACGGGAAGTCCTTGCCGCGTGTGCGTATGTGTTGGGCCACCACACCCCCATCAGGGGAATGGTAGTTTGCTATGTGGACGGCAGCACCAGACATCTTGCCTATGCTGTAGTCGTACTTGCGGCATGTATCTTCAAACAGGCCACGCGCAGGGATCGCCTTGTATTCCCCCTTAGGGAGTAAGTCTTTAGACATTGGTTTCCTCTTGGGTCTAGGCGTGTCGCTACTGTCCGCGTGGACATATGCTAGACACTTGTGACAATACTCGTGGCCATCCGTGTACAAACTGTTTGCATCGGACGAGCCACACGTGTTGCAGGGGACGTGCTCTAGGAACTCCGACCCGTCCTGATGCTCATCCATTACACAGCAGTCAGCGAGTAACGGGTGTAGCGCTTGCCCGTCATGGGGTGGACGCGGTTGTCACGAAGAACACTGAAGCCCTCTGCTGAGATGTCACAGATACGGCGAGCCAGCGTGGCTGAGGTGATGCCGTAGTCTTCCATCGCCTCACGTGCTGAGATCGAACCTGCACGGCGCATGTGCTGGTAGATCGTCTGAGCTTGTGGAGAGAGTGCGCTGTAGTGGCGACGACGTTTAGGTGCAGCGTCGGTAGTCTCAACGGCAGCGGTTGTCTGGTTTACCACAACTTGCTGAAGGAAGGCGATGAGATGCTTGACCTGTGCAAGGTCAATGTCGAACCTCTCTTCATTACCTTTTGAGCGGTTGATGTAGACGCCATCATTTTCTTCGTGATCAATCGCGAAGGTGATGTCGCCAAATTCTGAAGGGTTGATGCAGTCGTCGAACTTAATGGAGTGTGTCATAGGTGTGTGCTCTTTCCAGATGTCGGAGGTGAAACGCAAAAAGCCCCTCAACGGAATTAACCGAAGAGGGGCGAGTGAGTTTGTATGTGCAGTGGTGGAACTTAATTACGGAAGCGCAGTCGTTGCCCCACCAAGATGGTGTCTGTGGTCAGCCTGTTCAGCTCCTTGATCGTGCGTACAGGAACACCGAACGCACGGGAGATACCCCATAGGGTGTCACCTGCTTGGACTGTGTGTGTCTTGTGGACCTTAAGCTTGTCGTCACGTGACCAGCGGGCCTTAGTGTCAGGATCGAAGTTTAAGCGGTAGTCATCATGCAGATTACCGTTGATGAACTCAGCCACCGAGAAACAGGGGCAGGCCTTGGGTGCCGATGCAGTCAGCTTGATGAGGTCGCGGTGGCCAATCACGTTGTGCATTGGGATGCCGAACCACTCGGTGGCGGCGAGGATGTACTTGGCCAGGGTGTCGTACTGCTCAGGGGTGAAGTTGTCCTCAGGTGTCTTACCGTCCTCCTTAACACCCCCTGCCATGGAGATGCCTAGGCTGCGCTTGTTCCATCCGGGACCACATCCACCAACGTGTGAACCTGTCTTACCATAAGGACGTGTTGGGTGGCCTGTAGTCTCGTGCTGTAGCTCCCCACTACGGAGTATCACTGCGTTGTAGCCACAGCCTGACCAGCCCTTCCTGCGATGGAGGCGGTCAACCCACAGGGCATCAGCAGTGTCCATGCTAGGGGGTGTAGCGAAGGCGTGGACGATGAGGTGATCATAGCTGTGAGCTACGTCGGGGAATTGAATGTTCATGCTAGGCCTGCCTTTCGCAGAGCCTCAAGTGATCGGTGGTTCGTAGCTTCAAAGACCCAAGCCTCAGGTACACTGACCTTGGCAAAGAGGAACCCATGCTTCTCACACCACATGGCATAAGTGGTCTGGGACTTCTTGGAGATGCGGGATCGGGGGTTACTGAAGACGAACCTGATGTCGAGGTCAGGGTGTTGTTGCTTGATGAGGATGTGCTTCTGTCGATCAGCGGTGTCGAAGCGTCCTTTGGTTTCCACGATGATGCCATTGGGTTGGCAGAAGTCGGGGGTGTATTTCGCAGGTCGAGGTGGGACTGCGTAGCGTATGATGTCTTCTTCATATGAGACAGGGACGCCTAGGCGTTTGTACTCTTCTGCTACTTCTTGCTCCAGCCCTGACCGATACCCTGCAGCGATTGCTCGTTGCCGTGGGGTAAAGCGGTGGATGGGGGGCATGAGGGTGTGCCTTTCAAACGCAAAAAGGGGAGCAGCCTAAGCTACCCCCC